CAAGCGGTGCTTACACTACAACAACATTGGTTGCAGCAGCTCAAACAGCCAACGCAACTGGTGGCTTGAACATTGGTATCCCAACTGCCAACGTTGCCGCATCAGCTACATTCACTAACCTGTAATCAGTTTAGTAAACCCAACCCTGGACGTAAAAACTCCAGGGTTTCTTTTTGGCATTAAATACTCATAGAATGAAGATCATGTGCCGTACCCTTTTTGATTGCAGTCTTACTGGTGTAACCGGACACTACAGATCAAGCGAAATTCCTTTTGTGGATCGTGCTGGACAGACTGTGCGCAATCAGCAAGACTGGAATCATTCGCGCAATCAACAACGTAATTGGGAAACACTCTTGCAAATTATAAGTTTGCGAACACAGCCCATTGACCTCACTGTGCCTGAAAAGAAAAACGCAGTATGGGAGTTTGAGTTTGACTCTGAATCAGAGGGTGTGTTTGCAATGCATGGCAATGCAGATCCCTTGGCTGGACTCAAACAAGATTGTGAAGGAGTTCCTATGATGTTGAATTTAACCGAACAACCCAGCCTGGCACCTACCATTGCCACATCAGGACATAATCAAAACATTTGGTTCTCTACGGTAAATAATGCATTGGAGTAACCATGGTCGACACAACTGATATTGAAAAGAAAAGTCTCGAAGCCCACGTTGAATTATGTGCTCAACGTTATACTGCTTTAGAGCAACGTATCGACGATGTCAAGCAAGACACCGCAGAGCTAAAAACCACCATTCAAGAAGTACATCGACTGGTACATAAAATGAGTGACAGTCGCAATTCGCAATTGATTGGTTGGGGTGTGGGAATCATTGGATTCTTAACAGCCGTCATAGGATATTTGGTCACTCACTACGTATTAAAATGACCCAAGAACAAAAATTAGATGCCTGGGCCGAACGCGAGCTTAAACGCAATATCGATTCTATCATTCTGGATGATGGTACTGGTTCTCTTGTGGTTTTTGGAAAATATCGTATACAACCGCAGGGCACTAGATTCCAAGTCAGTACCTGGGACAAAGCTATTCATTCGTTTAGCACAAAAAAAACAGCTATGAGTTGGTGTACAACAGATCATCAACAGCAGTACAATCTATCTAATCAGATACTGGTGCTGGATCGTAAAAAACAAGCACTAGCGGCAGATATATACTGCCGACAAGCCATTGGCGAGCGCGGGCGAACAGAATCATTTTATGAAATCATAAACATGAAACTGCAACCCAAGATAGACCAGTACAACTCAGTCACAGCCGAACTAGAGAAATGTGTAAATCAGGCTAAATATATGCAAATTAAGGGATTCAATAATGAAACTGCAAGAACTATCGGCTCCAACGCCAAGTAAGCAAATAGCCAAAGTATTCGAAAGTTACTTTGGTAACCGCATTAGCTTTGATCAACTAACACATGGTCAAACTCGAGCGATGTTGGGCAAAGTACGTGGTATCTTAGGCGAGCACCGCAAGACTTCTGCACGTCACAGCAGTGAGCAAGACCCACGTTATCTGCAATTGGTAATGATGGAACAGGCATTGAGCACACGTTTGAAAGAAAACGTCATGCCTCCTGCACCCGGTACTGCACCTGCTCCTGGCACTGCACCTGCTCCTGCTCCCACAGCAGGCGCCACCCCTAAAGATCCTAAACTGGCTGCCGCACTGAAAAAGTCAGCCGGTGGACAAACATTAAATCCTGAAGAACAAAAACTGGTGGCATCAGCTGCAATGATGCAGGCCGAAAGCCGCTTTCGTAGAATGGCACGCCGACTGAACGAAAGCGAAATTCAACAAGCTCAAGTGGTCCTGGCTGCCCAAGACATGGTTGACAAAATGCAAAGCATGTTGGAAGACGTGAGTGAATTGCAGTTTAAAGAACTGCCAGCTCTAGTTGACTCAATCAAGAATCAAGTTGGCATTGATCAGGCTGCACAATTCAATGCAGATGCCACAACTGCTCTAACAGGTTTGTTGCAAAATATTCAAGGTGCCAAGCAACAACTTGACGCCGCATTAAATGTGGTAACTGGTGCTGCTCCTGCTGGTGCTGCGGCCGCTGGTGCTATGGGTGCTGACATTGCCGCAGGCGCAGGCGACATGGCCGCTGCAGGTGCTGACATGGCTGCCGCAGGCGACATGGGTGCTGAAATGGGTGCCGATGCAGAATTGGATGCCGCAGCCGCTGACGCTGGTGCTGAACCTCCTGCCGCCGCGCTGGGTCGCGCCAAGAGATAATGAAAATATTCGAAGTTGACAGTAGCATGGGAATGGCGCCTTTGCCTAATCCAGCGCAACTGTCGGGCCTGGTACAGTTCCTTAATGGCCGTGCCAATGATACCAACGCTCGAAAAGAGATTAGTCAAGATGCATTTATCAAACTGGCCAATGATTTGGATATCAACATCACTGCCCAAAATCTAGCTGATGTTGTGAGTCAAGAGCCACTCAGCAACTTGTTGGAACCCATGGATCCAAACACAGGCATACTTGCATTTAAAGGTGCCGGGCAACCAGATGTTGCCATGCCAGTGAACAAAGCGCAAGACATTGTGGCGTCAGCAGCCAAATCGGCCATGAACAAAGACCGCGGCGTCTAATCAGTCGACCTAAGGTTGACACGAAACGTTAAATATAGTATACTCGACTATAGAAAGTTTATATGGCATACTCAGACAAAGTCGTAGATCACTACGAAAATCCACGCAACGTGGGCAAATTTGAAATTGACGACTCAGTCGGCACCGGCATGGTTGGTGCGCCTGCTTGCGGAGATGTCATGAAGTTACAGATAAAAGTAACAGATGGGATTATCACAGATGCACGATTCAAAACATACGGATGCGGAAGCGCAATCGCAAGTTCTAGCCTCGTTACGGAATGGGTTAAAGGTCGAACACTTGAAGAAGCAGGATCCATTCGAAATAGCCAGATTGCTGAAGAACTTGCTCTCCCACCAGTCAAAATCCACTGCTCAATCCTTGCAGAAGACGCCATCAAAGCCGCAGTAGCAGACTATCGCAAGAAGCATGATCTCGTTCACTGACACAGCCCGAACAAAAATACAAAAGTTAGTTACAACCAAAAACTATGCTGGTATTCGCCTTGGGGTTAAAACCACAGGTTGCTCCGGGCTTGCTTATGTGTTAGAGTATGTTAAAGAATACACATCGGAACAGTATGTTATCAATTATGCACAGCCAGAGTTTGTTGTGTTGGTAAATCAAAAAGACAACGTGTATCTTCAAAACATGACAGTAGATTATGTGCGTCAGGGTCTTAACGAAGGCTTTGACTTTTCCAACCCCAATGAACGTGACCGTTGCGGTTGCGGAGAAAGTTTTAGGGTATGATTGTTATAATAGGTGATAGTTGGGGAGTAGGAGAATGGGGAGTTGAATCAAATCAATCAATGGTAGTTACTGGCCCGGGCATTACAGAACTTCTCAATTACAATTTTAATGTGCTAAATCTTTCTAAACCTCGAGGTAGTAATCTATTAGGATTGGATCTTCTTGACAAGTTTTTATTTAAGTATCAATCTGATGACAACGACCAATTTTACTGGATTGTAACTGAACCTGCACGGGATACCGATGTTGAAAATATATTAGGTATTGTTGGCCTAGAAGCACACCTAATGAATGCGTTAACAAAGGCATTTTCGGGTGCTGACCAATTGGCAAAAAAACACAATATTCATATTAAATTAATTGGCGGTTGGTGCGACATAGAACCAAATTGGATTGATAAATTTTCAAATCTAGAAATTGCTGTTTCAAGTTGGGGAAGTATAGTGCATGAAACTTACCCAAAATCTATTTTTGGTCCCACAAGTTTGAATGAATTTAAAATAACAAAAACAAATAATTTTATCCAAAAGTCAGAATGGCTAAACATTGTTGCGCAAGTTGATGCAAAAATTAAAACATGGAACATCGGCGGATGGCAAGCAATGCATCCTGACAGGTATTCTCACCGAAAGCTCAGAGATTATTTGTATCCAATGTATTCCGAATTTTATTAAAGTTTAAAAATTGTACAATCCAAAATTTGATTATCAACCAATTCCCCGGGTCACAATAGAGGGCCGGCGTTACTATGCCACTCCAGATGGGCAAAACTTGCCCTCAGTAACTACAATTCTTGACAAAACCAAAAGCGAAGCCAGCAAGGCCGCCTTGCACAACTGGCGTCGATCAGTGGGCGAAGCCAAAGCACAACAAATCACAACAGAAGCGGCCAATCGTGGCACACGCATGCACACGTATCTGGAACGTTACATCAAAGAAGGTGCTGTGCCACCGCGTGGATCCAATCCCTTCTCCAATCCCAATGAACGTGACCGTTGCGGTTGCGGAGAAAGTTTTAGAGTATGAATTTGTTGGAAATCGGTACAGAGCGCATTGAGATAAATTTAGGAAAGGTTATACGAAAAGATTATACCACAAATCATTTACAAATTTTAGAAGATCAATTGATATTGCATTATTCTGCGCAAGAACTTTGTTTTTTTTCGACAGACGGCGACAACGTATTATTACCGGTATTGGTGGAGTGGATTAAATTGATGCAACACGCACTCAATATTCCCAATGACAAAATTTGTTTTGTAAGTGTAAGTCCTAGTCTACCACAGTGGTGTTGGATTCCATTTCCACTGGAAGCGTTTGAACAAGTTGGAACTCTGCTTGAATCTACAAGCATCAACCGAGATCTTGATGCAGCAAAATTTGTTGGAGTACTGGCCGGTAGCAGATGGAGTGTGGCAAGAATGCGAATGTGTTATGAAGTAGATAAAGCATTTCCTGGAGATGCATTTATAACACACAAAATGGCCAAATCTCTTTTATCTCGATTGCAACAATGGTACCAACAAGAAACAACATGGTACAACAATCGAAAATTTAATAATGATTTGTTATTAGGCGAATTTGAAGTCATCGACTTAAACGTCGCTGTGCGTGAGTACCCAAAAATTTGGAACCAATTTCAAATTGAAATCATATGTGAAACTGATGAATATCAAAATCAATGGTTTACAGAGAAAACTGCCAAGTGTTTGAGCACAGGAAAACCTTTTGTGTTGTTGAGCGGACAACACAGTTTGAAAAATCTCAGACACATGGGATTTACTACATTTGCCAAGAGCATTGACGAAAGTTATGATGATTGTGTATTGCCCGCACAACGTATTCGTGCTATAATTGATAGTCTGCAAACATTGTATCTTGCCCCAAACAAAACAGAAATTATTGCTGAAATGCAAGAAAAAGCAAGAAAAAATATCGATATATATCACAATTATGTACAAAGTAAAATTCAACTACGAACCCATTCCCAGAGTTACAATACAGGGCAAACGCTACTACGCTACCCCAGACGGGCAAAACTTACCGTCAGTAACCACAATCCTTGACCGGACCAAAAGCGAAGCCAGCAAGGCGGCCTTGCACAACTGGCGACGAGCAGTAGGTGAAGTCAAAGCACAGCAAATCACAACCGAAGCGGCCAATCGTGGCACACGTATGCACACGTACCTGGAACGTTACATCAAAGAAGGTGCTGTTCCGCCGCGTGGATCTAATCCTTTCTCTTGGCCCAGTCATATCATGGCAGAAACTGTGATCCGAGAAGGACTCAAAAACGTCAATGAATTTTGGGGTATTGAAGTTCCATTGTACTTCCCCGGGGTGTACGCAGGCACAACAGACGGCGCAGGCATGCACCTAAATGAAGAATCTATCCTGGATTACAAACAGACCAACAAACCCAAAAAACGTGAGTGGATCGACGACTACTTTGTACAACTTTGTGCCTACGCAGAAGCACACAACGAACTGCATGGTACAAAAATACGCAAAGGTGTGATTTTGATGTGCGTCAAACCTGACTTGGATGAGCAACACAATATCATTGGTAAGCCAGTTTATCAGGAATTTGTGCTGGAAGGCGCAGAATTTGAGAAATACCGTACCCTATGGTGGAAAAAGGTTGAACAGTACTACATGCTAAATATGTGATATCCAAAGGACAATCACTGTGGCAATTGTACAAATATCACGAATTACACAACGCAAGGGTCTTGCTGTTGATCTACCGCAGCCACTGGCTGGCGCAGAACTAGGCTGGGCAACAGATGAGCGCAAACTCTACATAGGAAATGGCACCTTGGCAGATGGTGCTCCTGTGATTGGTAACACAGAAGTTCTTACTGAATTTTCAGACGTGCTGGCTTTTGCCACAGCATACACTTATCAAGGTCAATCTGCCAGTTATGTTGTACAAACTGGCCTCACACCCAGTACCCCAATAAGTCAAAGTTTGCAAAGCCGGCTTGACAGCGATGCAATAATCACAGACTTTGGTGCCACCGGCAACGGATCACTTGACGGGTCTGGCACAGACGTCACTGCCAACATAAACAATGCTTTGTTTCAGTTGTATTGTAGACAAGTGAATCCTCAAATTCGCCGAACTTTGTACTTCCCTGCCGGAGTTTATATCATAAGCGATACCTTGGAGATACCACCTTATTGTGATTTGCAAGGTGACGGACCAGAAAGCACCATCTTTTATTTCTATGTGCCGACCTGGACCAGTACCATTGCCTATGCCAGTGGTGTACTGGTATATGACTCGGCGACTACCACTTATTATAGAAGTGTATCTGCTGTTCCTGCTGGCCAAGTTGTGGTTTCCAATCCTACCTATTGGACCGCAACCACCTTGCCTGAATACATTTTTAGAACCGCGGACAGTCTCCAACAAACCGGTGCCAATATAGGTACCAATGGTGCTTTGCCACCGGGATTTTTTACCATGTCTGGCATGAAGTTTATGACCAATCAAACACATGATGGATGTTTGATTCAAGCTGCGCAAGACTGTGCGTTTGAAAGTGTCAATATTGCTGGCCCAAAAACTGCCGCCACATTGACCACAGCTGGTGACAACACTTCCTGTGTGAGATTTGACACCACGGCCGCAATTGTTTGTCAGGACATAGTTTGGAATCATGGTAGTTTTTCGGGCATGGTATACGGAGTAAAAACTGCTGAACAAATTGAAAGTGTGACATTTAGCAATGGATCATTTGACACACTGTTTCAGGGAGTGTATCTTGGAGATGCAGTTGCGCCGGCAGTAGGGCCAACTGGATTTAGGGCAGTGCAAAACATTTTTGACAACATCTATGGGGAAGGTATTGTGATTGAAAATGTTGGCAACAATTGTTCAGGCTACAATTCATTCTATGACGTGGGAAATCATTTTTTAGGCACCGCCAATCCAGCAACAGCGGTAATTGACATAAACGGACTAAACAATGTCAGCGTGGGTGACATGTTTGAACGCACTACTCAATATGCGTCGGCCTTGTTGCCGAGAATTAAATTGAACAATCTCAATGGTATTGCCCTGGGCCAAAATGTCAGCAACATTGAGTTTTACCAACTGAACAGTGCCGGTGCCACTCCCTTTAACTTTGCCAACCAGTTGAGCCTGGGCACATATCAACGTGTGGCAGGCATTACTGACACACTCACTGACAACGTGGCTGTGGCTCGGACTTTGTTCACATTCGATGCCATTTATATCAAAGCAGTCAGAATTGACTACACAATCACGCGGGGCACAGCCATCAGAACCGGCAGCTACATCATAGTAGCTGGTACAGACGCGGCCGGTACCAATTTGCAAGGCAGTGACTCAGGTGTACAAAACTCTGCACCAGGGCAGACGTTCAGCGTTGCTGAAGCGGCCAGTGTGGTCAGTTGGCAGTATGTCACAACCAGCACCGGTACCAACGCTACTATTTCATATTCGGTTACAAAACTAGCCTAATGTGGCCCAGAACTTTTGCCGAACGGCTTGAGAGTTGGGCACGACTCCGTGAGCAAGCCTCCACTGCTGATACGGAAACCGCACTCAGTGCCATCAATTCATGGTGGTTTCAAACTCCCTGGCGAGCATATCATTTACACTGGGACGATCAAGCTGTTTGGCCTGATCCTTGGCAATTATTGAGCGATGATCTCTATTGTCCTCTTGCTCGCGGGCTGGGAATCATGTATACTATAACTATGCTGGATCGACCAGATCTGCAGGATGCTGTGTTGGCTGAGTTTGATAGCGACAATTTAGTCCTGGTTACCAAAAAGAAATATATACTGAATTGGGATCCAACTACTGTCGTAAATATCAATCCAACGGGATCACAAAGTCGACACAGCATCACGCAAGAGCAAATACAACAACAAATCGGGTAACAATGAAGCAAATTATAGTACAAAAACGTGACGGAACTCGCGAGCCACTGGCATTGGAAAAATGGCAAGCACAAATAGCCAAGGTTTGTGCAGGCATAGCAGATGTAAGTGAGAGCATGATCGAGATCAAAGCTCAGTTGCATTTCTATGATGGTATCACAACAAAAGAAATTGACGGTATCACACTCAGAGCCATAGTGGATCTGATTGACGTAGAATCAAATCCTGATGTTGGCCATACCAACTATCAATACGTGGCAGGCAAACAACGACTGTCAATGTTGCGTAAAGATGTATACGGTTCATACGATCCTCCACACTTGTATGAAATTGTGAAGCGGAATGTGGCCACTGGCTTGTATACCTCTGAATTGTTGGAGTGGTACTCGGAAGACGATTGGAATCGTATGGAAGACATGATCGACCATGTGAAGGACGAGCAATATTCGTATGCGGCAGTGGAACAACTGATTGAAAAATATCTTGTCCGCAATCGCTCAACAAAAGAGATTTATGAAACGCCACAAGTTCGTTACATGATTGCGGCTGCCACGGTGTTCCACACGGAAGAACCCAACACAGCCCGTATGCGTTACATAAAGGAATACTACAATGCCGCAAGTGATGGATTATTTACCCTTGCTACTCCCGTCCTTGCTGGTCTCGGTACCCCTACTAAGCAGTTCAGTTCGTGCGTACTCATTAGGAGTGATGATGACCTGGATAGTATTTTTGCTAGTGGTGAAATGATGGCCAAGTATGCCAGCAAACGTGCTGGCATTGGCTTGGAGATAGGACGTTTACGTCCGTTGGGTAGTCCCATCAGAGGTGGTGAGATTATGCACACAGGTATGATACCATTCCTGAAAAAATGGTTCGGAGATTTGCGATCATGTTCACAAGGAGGTATTCGCAATGCAAGTGCTACTGTATTCTATCCTATTTGGCATCATCAGTTTGATGATCTTATTGTTCTTAAG